TGGTCAAGCCGGTAGCAAGGTCAGCCGTCAGAGCGTTGAAAACGGTTGACGAGATAACCGTGTTGGCAACGACCGGCTGGCCTGCCGAATTGATGACAAATACGCCGCTGCCGTTAAAGCTCATTGCCGCTTCCTCTTAAGTTCTTCCGCAAGTTTCTCGCGCTTTGTCTTTTGACGTTGCTGCGAACCGACAGCCGAAGCTGCTGCGATGGGGCGAAGCGACTGTGGTGCATCGCCATACCAAAATCGTGATCCAAGATACGGAATGCCAAAGGCGCTAATTGGGTCAAAGGCGCTTGCTGCTCCAAATCCTGTCATGCCAGCAGCACCTGAAGCCGCTCCAATAGCCGGGCCTGCGGGGCTGTTAAACATTTGCCGACCGCCTTGCAAAATGTCTTGTGCAAACATTCGTTGTGCGGTGCCGCTGTTAGGAATAGGGTCAGGAATCAACGCCATGCCCGCCTTGACCAAGTTGGTAAAGCTATCAGCATCTTCATCGCCCTGCGTCCACTCATCTGATCGCAACTTCATTTGAATGTTGCCAATCTTTCGCGGGTTAACAAACCCTGTGTTGAGCGTAACTTGCGACGGATCAAGCATAGAATCTTCAATCGCTTTGAAAATGGCATATTCGCGGTTAGCTTGACGCCATGCGTTAGCCAACTCTGGCGATGCCTGACGCTCTACTAATCCAAACAGCGCATTTCGCAACGTAATCAATGCTTGCGCGTTCTTTACCGACCCCGCCTCATTGCTGCGCTCGGCTTTGCGTATTTCCGCGCCTAAATCTTCAGCCAATCCCTTAAAGGTTTGACCTTGGCGCGGCGTTCCGCTTGCCCAATTCAGCACCGCATCTCGGTATCCAATGAACGAATCTTTAATGTTTTGCGGCGCGCCTTGCCCAACAATTTGTTCGGCGCGAGCCAAATCATCAATCATCTTTTCATCGGGGCCGCCAAGCACCGTTGATTGTTCAAGATCGTTGTAAATATCGCCAAACCGACGCTGTGCGGTAGACAACACATCAGGCGTGGCGGTATCTGCGTTAATGCCAGCGTGACTTAACAGCGCTTTTGTGTAAGAGCGCATTTGATCGTCCATAAACCGCGCAGAACGCGGCGCAGACGGTGGCAAATACTTCATTACGCTTTCAACAGTCTGCGTCAATGGCGCACCCGACCGCTGACCCGGCGATACGGGAACACCCGCTCGCTCAAGTCGCGCCACGTTGCCCATACGAACGTCTTGTGGCGGCATTGGCGTAACAGGCGGTTGTGTTAGCGGCGCTCCGCGACCTGTTGTTGCGCCTGATGCTGGCGGCGTTGGTCGCGTTACAGCGCCACCCGGCTGCACGGGCGGCATTTCTGGCCTAAACGAACCCATACGCACAAACGGAGCCGTGCCTGCCGCCATACCCACTAACGACGGAACAGGTTCGGGCAAACCAACCTCTCTTGCGCCTTGTGCGCTGACGCCAGCAATGCCTGCGCCTGCGGTTTGTGCGCCGGGGCTTTGCGCCATGATGTCAATAATGCGTTGCGTAGTGGTTTGCGGCACCGTTCCGCGAGCGGCTTGCAATGCCGCGGCACTTTGAGCGCCAGAAAACCCACCTAATGCGCCACGAACGCCAGAGGACGCCATGCGTTCAAGCGCGGTGTCGTATTCGGGCAATCCTGCGCGGGTCATCAGGTTTTCAACGCCTTGGCTTGCTTGACCGCCCGTCATCAAATCGGCTGCGGTTGATCCAAGCCCGTAAGCGGTCATGCCTGCGATCGCACCGGGAATAGCGCCAACGCCCATCAACGGAGCGCCTGCCGCTGCACCGGCTGCGCCAGCAGCTACATACGGGCCGACAGCGCGAACCGCCTTGCCGCCTGCTGTACGCAATGCGTCTAACAAGTCACGGTTAGATTCTGGCGGCTTTATTTCACGGTCGCCAATGCGCGTTACCGTAACGCTTGGTTCACGACCTTTTGCAAGGTCATGTTTGGCATACGCTTCATCTTCGTTTGCCGCTTCGTAAATTTCGCCTTCAATGCGATATTTAGGCATTGCTTATCTCCCGCCGCCGGGACGACCGCCGCGACGACGAGGCGGCAAATCAATTATTCCATTGGTTTTACGAGATTGATTGTATTGCGAATACCAATCATCAATGGTGGACTCTGAAAGGTTGATTTCATCGTTCCACAACCGATCAAGCGTCTTTAGAGCAGTTGTCACAACCTGCTTGTTATCAAGGTTGTCCAATATCTGCTGCCGAGCGCGAAGCGCATCCGCATCTGTCTGCGGGCCTTTGGCACGAGACAAAATCATATTGACTTGTTCGGTAACAAACCGCTCAAGCTCGTAATAACGGTCATACGCTGGGCGAGTGTCCTCGTCATACGTTTCATCACCGCCAAACGCTCTTTCAGCCGCATAAATAACGCCCGCGCCCTTATAAAGCGGCAACTTTCCGTCTTGAATATCTTTAATAAATTTGTTGGTGCGTTGTGACGCGATTGCAAACTGACGCGAATTGTCTTGTTCGCTAACAATTTGCGTTCTAACAGTTGCAGGCATATTCATTGGGCGAGTCGGGTCTTGCGGGCCGCCGGGGATTGGCTCTAGCTCGCCGTTTTCGTCATAACGGTATCCAGACGGCGCTTTGCCGCGATCACTTGCTTGGCCTGCCTTTGTTTTTTGGAACGCTAACTTTTCTTCTTCAAGGCGAATTTGCTCTTTTTGATACGGCGTCATGGTTTCTGGCGCTTCTGTACGAGCTTTAATTTTACCAATGTCGCCAGTTCGTTGCGCTTCAACAACAGATGCCATGTCAACTTTGGTTGGATCAAGTGGCGCAAGTTTTAAATCAAGCTCACGCGGCATTGTTTTTTCATACTGCGCGGCAGCAAACTGCTGCACCATCGGGTTGCTGCTTTCAAAGCCTTCCAACGCTCGCGCACGTTTCTGCGCTGCTGTTAGCGGGCCGCCAACCTGCATTTGCATCGGCTGACTAAAGTCAGGCTGTCCGTCTGCCCCCATCACGGGCATCAAACGCTGGTTTGGCGCTGCAATGGCGCTCGGTTGTGCGTATTCGGCGCTGCGGAACCCCGGCTGACCATACGGCACGGCAGGGCCACCGCCCGGCTCCGTGTTGATCATTGGCATCGGCGCTTCCATAGCAGCAAGCTGCGCCATGTTGACGTTGCGCTGCTCGGGGTCAAACGAACGGATGTAATCAGCAAATTCGGTGCGGCCTGCCTTTTCTGCCTCGGCCTTGGATTCTTCTGCCTGACGACCTGCGCGGGCGGTCATAAAACTCTGCAATGCCTTCACTAGCGGCGCAGCCTTGGGGATCGGCGCTGCGTTGCCTTCCATCGGCTGATATTCCTGCTGTGCAAGGGCTTCTGCCAATGCGGCACGCCGACGCGCTTCCTCTAACTGGCGCTCGTATTCAGTCGGTGCGCGGAAGGTTTGCGTGTACTTAACTGGCATTTTCAAAGTCCCCTCTGTATGAGCCTCCCTGCGGCGTTGTCATACCTGCGGGAGCGGGCATACGCGGGCGCTGCATCATGCCGCCCACTTGCGGTGAGCGAGGCGGCCCCATCTGCGGTTGGCCCATGCTGCGAACGGGCGGCCCGTAACCCATCGGACGACCGCCCTGCATGGCCTGCGGTGGGCCGTTAAAGTTCATGGCCTGCGGCGGCACGCCGGGGTTGGTGTTAGGCGTACTACCTGCGTACATCAGATTGGGCTGCGGGACGTTCCGCATATTGTTGCCGGGGCTGTTGAGCGACAGATTCCGCTCCTGCATTGCCAGCATACGCGCCATCTGCTGCGGCTTTCGGTCAGGGGTAAATCCGTTCATACATTAGCCTCCGAATAATCCTTTACCGATTGCGCCGCCTAATGGGCCACCAAATGCGGTGCCTGCGGCTCCAGCAAGGCTGCCCAGTAATCCCATGCCTGCGTTGTAGGAACCAACTTGGTTCTGGTAATTGCGTTGTGCGAAATCGCCCGCTGCCTGACCCGCTTGGAACAACGGAGCAGGAGCCACGGTAACGCCGCTGTAGCCTTGGAACTGCGGCACGTTGACCTGACCGCCTGACAACAACGCGCTGATCTCGTTGACCGGCAACGAGCGAATAGCCGCCTGCTGGGCAAGTGCCTGCTGCACAGCGGTGTTGTAAAACTGCTGGTTGGCAATGTTTTGCTGGAACTGCTGTTGTTGGGCAGCATTGCCAGCGGCCTGTCGCGCCATGTCCTGCTGGAACCGCTGCGCCAACGCGGCGTTGCGGGCTTCCTGCTGCTGCACAACCTGCTGGAATTGCTGCCCCTGCACGGCGTTTTGCGCCTGCTGACGAGCCAACTCCTGTTGCATAGCCTGCGCTTGGGCTTGGTTGTAAAACCCTGCGGCTCCTTGCGCTTGACCGGCTTGTTGGGCTTGTCGTGCAAGGTTAAATTCTTGCGCGGCCAACTGCTGCTGGAAGTTCTGACCGGCAGCTTGGTTATACATTTGCTGCTGGGCTTGCGACTGATTGAAGATTTGCTGCAACGCCTCGTTTTGCGCCCGCGCCTGATCAAACGTCGTCTGATAGTTTTGCGCGAGAGCCTGATTGGCGAGTTGCTGGGCCTGCTGACCCATGCCAAATTGCTGCATCAGCCCTTCGCGGTTAAAGCCTGCTGCACCAAGGGCTTGCTGGTAATTTTGACCGATGGCTGCGTTTTGCGCGGCCTGCGATTGCAACGCTTGTTGGAAATTTTGCGCGACAGATTGATTTGCCATCTGCTGCGCTTCTTGTCCCATTCCAAACTGTTGACCGGCTAACTGTGCGCCTAATTCGGTTGCACCAACGGCCTGACCAAACCGTTGCGCTTGAGCGGCGCGTTGCGCTTCCTCGGCAGCCAACTGGTTTTGCAGGTTTTGCTGCACAGCCTGATTTTGCATCTGCTGTGCAGATTGGAATTGCCCAAAGTTTTGTGCGATTGCGCGGTTGTACGCATCAGCAGCAGACTGTTGCGTGCCAAACGATGCAAGTTGCGCCTCTTGGCCAAACTCACCAGCCTGTAAACGCTGCTGGAACGCCTGCTGTTGTGCTTGGTTTTGCGCGGCTTGGGTAGCGAGTGAGGACTGCAAGTCTTGCTGCGCTCCGAGGTTAAACAGCCCCGCCTGCTCCATGCCTGCGCCAAAGCCTGACAATGCGGCTTGGTTGGCAAACATAGCGCGGGATTGCTGCTCACCAAATGCCTGCTGACGAGCGGCTTGATCAAGGCTGATGCCCTGCGCTGCGGCCTGCAACAGAAGGTCGTTTTCTTTCTGCATCTGCGCCGACATGGCAGCGTTGTACGCCTCGCCACCCGGTCGCAAACCTTGGTTGATGAGTTGCGTTTGGAGTTGCTGACGCTCACCCTGCAACTGCGGTGACAGGCGCGACAACAATGCCGTCTGCGCGGTCATGCCAGCGTTTACTGGCCCTTGCGGCAAGTTGGCAATGTCTATGTCGCGCTGCAACTGCGGGCCTTGCACAAAACGCTGTGCGTAGCCAAATTGGCCTTGCTGCGGCCCGCCCGAAACGCCACCAACGCCTGACAAATCAAGTCCTTGCAGGTTTAAGCCCTGTGGGCCGCCACTTGCAAGTCCAAAAAGACCGCCCGATGGGCCGCCCTGTGCGTAACCGAACGCACCGCCACCGACGCCTTCGCCAACACCGCCTACACCGCCAAGGTTTAACCCTTGCAGTTGCGGTGCATTGGGGCCAGTTCGTGCAGCGCCAAAATCAAATGCGCCGGGGGCAATTTGCGAGAAAAACCGCGCTTCATCTATTTGCCCAAGGTTGGTTGGCGCAGCAGGGCCGCCCTGTGCCATGCCAAAAAATTGATTTTGTACGTTGCTTGCGCCCTGCACCGGCAAGTTGACCGATGCTTGCTGCCCCGGGCCGACCTGACCCGGTAACCCTTCAACGTTATAACCCGCAATCGGCGTGTAACCGCCAGTTGGCGCACCGGCTAAACCTGATGTGGCATAACCAAGGTCGGTGTAGCCCGGCAATTCGCCGCCAACTACGCCGCGATCAATTGCGCCTGCGTTTGCGACGTTGTACTGGATGCCGGGGATGCTACGGGCGTCAAAGGCTGACGCAATGCCGAGATTGCCAAGTCCTTGTGCAGCGCCCGATGCCGCTTGCGACATATACAACTGCGCCAATTCTTGCTGACGCAGCGCAGCTTCCGCGTTCGGGTTAATCGTTTGCCGAACAGTCGGCTGCTCAATGAACGTCGTGAATTGCTCTTGGTTAGGAGCTTCGCCAGCGTATTCGGGGCCGTATTGGGCGATGCGATCCTGATAAGCCTGCAACGCCTTGTTGTAAGCGTCGGTGTCTACGGTCGGGGTTTTTTGCCAAGTAACCGTCTGCGACCCGGTGGGGCCGTAGATGTTGGGATTGGACATATATGCCGACTGCTTGGCAGCGGCCAAGTTCGCCTCACCCTGCTTGATGGCTAGGGTGGTGTAATCAGGCGCTGGCGGCGGTGCTGGTGATTTTTTGCCCATACCTCGGCTCCAAGAAACGACACCTGTCTGGTGTCTGCGTCATAAAAACAATGTCTCCGTCAGGTGCGCCGTCTTTAATACGCGCTTCCTCCGAAAACCCCATTTTCGTGACCAGTTTCAGCGCCCGGGTATGGTTGCTGGAAATCGGCCCTATTATCTTATCAACATTTGCGACGTTGTAGGGATAGTCGTACACAGCGGCTAGGTATGCCGGTGTGATTTGATCCCAAGTGATGTGGCAAACGACCGATCTGCCGTTCCACATCTCATAAACCGTACCGGCGACAAGCTCGCCGTCTCGCTCAAGCCCAATGGCAACCGAGCGGTCGGGGTTATACGCACCATCGGTGCGTGACATGACCCAATGGCCCACATGGGGGCCGCTGACTATATTCCAGCCCATCCGAGTTGATACACCACATCAGTTGATGCCCATTCAAGCGATACGTTCTTGCTGCTGCTGTTGAAAATGATGCCGCCGCAATAACCGATACCGCTCAACCCTACGACCGTGTTGCTCGCAATCGTGTTGCTGCCCCAAATGGCCTGATCCCATAGACCAACGTCCCACAAACCATAGTTGGTGCCGACAAACGACAACGCACCGAGGAAGTCATCGGTCTGGAAATCCACCGCAATACCCACGCCAATGGTCGGCTGACCGTTGGAGTAGGTAGTTGTGCGGCCACGGGTGAAGTATTTGACGACGCCACGGGTGTCAAAGTAGTTGAACGCTTGTAGTGCCTTGCTATTGATGGCCTGACCATTGTCGTTATAGCCCGCCGAGCCGGTTCCCGTCGTCCAAGCCTTTGCGACGTACCCATCAGCGCCGTAATACGGCTCATCGTTTAGCGATGACCAACAGTTTGCGTACCAGCCGGTGAACCGACACCACGCTTTGGTGATGTTGTTCATCACAAACTGCACTTGTGCGTTAGACGACACAGGAATGTTGACGATTAAAGCGTTGTTTAGCGGGTGATACAGCATCCCCCAGCCAAAGTTGCTCTTATACGTTTTGGCAGCAACAGCGAACGCGCCTTGAATCTTGTCCGACAGCGCCACATTGGGGTCAAGGCGTGACGATTGCAGCGCCGATGCCATTGGAATCAAACCATCAAGCGTTAAAACCAGCAAATCGCCACCGTATTTCAGCAGGCAACGCCGAGAAATTGGCGCACCGATGATCCACACGCCAATTAGCGCCCATGTGGAGGCGCTGGAAGGGTCGGTGCCGCGATAAACGATGACCTCGCCTTGATCGGTGACAAAAACAAGGTTGTCGTCCACGCCGTAGCCTGCGTCAATCGTCCACGACGCCATTGCCACAAGGCTGCCACCCAAATGCGCGACTGATGACAGGTCAAGTGCGTTAGCAGCACCACCAACCGATGCGGTCGGCAAATACCATGCTTTTAAAGTGTCTTTTTCTATAAACCACATCCTGTTTTTAAACAGGGTGGGCGAAGTAAGCGTGGTGGTAGTAACGCCTGTAATAGCGGGCGTGGATGCGCCGTCAATGGCCGTCCATGATGAGCCGTTGTAAAGGCGTGGTTTGTCAGCGCCGTTAGCGGCATACAGGTAACTGCCGCCCGCTGTTGTAATGTTGGTGTATTCCCAGCGGCTGTTAGACAGCCCCGTTACGACTGCGGCACCCACCGGGCCTGCCGATGTAACGTCAAAAATGCTCCCGCCAACGACGGCAAACAGTTTGTCTGTCGTGCCGGAACTATAAGTCATCAACGTTTCTATCTGGCCCGTCATGCCCGTGGCGTGTTTGTCGTAGCCACCGCGCAACGTCACGCTGCTGACGCCGGGGAACAAATTGTCTAACGTGACGGCATCCGTGGGGGCCATGTTGGCAAGCGCATCGCGTGCGTTCCAGCCACCCACAGGGGCGGGGAGGGACGCCACATTGGCTTGTGTGCGCTGGATAAGGCGGCGGCGAACGGGCGAGGCCATTTAGTTGTTACCCGTGCCGTAGCCCGAGTCGGGGATATTGTCGTATCCAATGAGTACGGTTCCCGGTCGTGGTGCAAACGAGAGATTGGCGGCTGCCGTGTCCTGCGCCACCGCTGCTTCCAGTTCCATCAAGAAATCGCGGTACAGCGCCGTGGTGTCAAAGCCCTTGGCCTCAAAGTACTTGAGCTTGGTCATCAACACCATTACGCGATCTGGGTAAACGCAGGTGTCGTTGTCAGCGGTAAAACTGTTTTGCACCAAGCCTGTTGAACTGTATGCCCAGCCCTTGCTGCGGTACTCAAAGCCGAGCAACTCGCCCGCGTTCATACCCGGCCAAATCTGGAAATACTGACCGAGCAAACGCCAACGGATGCGGGGGCCGGTGCTGATGTAGCCCGACAGCAGCCATTCCCATTGCTGCGGCGACTCGGGGCCGAGCATTTCCCAACGCTTGCTTTTATCCCAATGCGTGCGGTTGACCGTGCTGTAGTAGTCAGCAGGCATGGAATACTTTACCTTCTGAAAGATGACCTGCCCGCCGACCTGCGTCTCGGTGACCTGATAGTTAAGCGCGACCGAGGTGGGGCCAACGGATGTGATGTAGGTCGCATTGGGGATACCCACGCCCTGCACCTGATACGTCGTATCCAGCCCTGTCGTAGAGGCAAGGCCGGTGATCGCGGCCACCCCATTAACCCAATCACCCGTGGCGGTCGTCGCCTCGGTGTAGAAAGTATGCTGGCGCGTCAGTTCACGCCAATCAGCACGACGAAGCAACTCATAGCCTGCTGCGTTCATCAACGCCAACAACTGCACGGTTTCTTGGCTGGCGTTACCAGCCACCGTGTTTGGCGTCGGGATGCCTAACTCATTCGTGCATTGCTGAATGAGTTGAATCATCGTGCTGCCCATACTATGCCTCCGCTAAAGCCTCTTTCGGCGGGCGGCCACGACGAGGTTTGTCCTCCATCAGAGCCGCCATCTGTGCTTGCAATTCGGCTAACTGGCGCTTGGTGTCCTCAAGTTCTGCGCTGCTTTCAGCGCGGTTCTTGCGGTTAAGGTACAGTTTTGCCCGCTCACGCAGGCCAACTCCACCCATGCCAATGCGCTGTAGTTGCGCGTCCGACGCCAGAGCCAACTGCTCTACCGTCACAAACTTCAAAATGACCAGTTCTGCGATCTGGTCGCGTGTAATTTCCTCGGGAGCGTCCTTGTGCCACGCTGACAGCGGAGTGCCGATCTCTGCGGCCACGCCATCGCTCTGTTGCGTCTGAAAGTACAGCCATTGACGCGGGAAACGTGCTTTATCTTCCTCGCGTGCGGGCTGGTCAATGATGTTGGTCTTATCGCCGGGAGCCATGACGCGGCAGTAGGTTTTGCCTTTGCCGGGGCCATCGTCCTTAACGTAAAACTCAACGTGCAACTGTGCGTCGGCGTTAGAAACATCGCTATCTAGTGGCATTGTCCTTGCTCCTGTGGGGATTACAGGTTGTTGACCTGTGTGATGGTACAAATGACCGAGGGGATCGCAGGCCATACGCTTGTGGCGCTGGCTGCAAGAATTCTAACGCTTGTGTCATCCGTAGCCCACATCAATTCAACGTAGTGAGTAGGCTCAAGCTGGATGATGAAGTTCCACGCGGCAACGGTAC